CTGGAAAGACGCGACCTTTTTACATGTGCGCGCTCAATAATTTGATTGTTGCGCGTGTACTTATGTATGATTTTTATACTAAAATGGTTGAACATTCTGAGGTCTTTTGTTCTGCAATTGGATATAATATGCACACAGACTCTGATAAACTTATTCGAGATTTTCAAGATTTTATCAGTCAGGATATGGAATCCGATGAGGAAATTGATGATGAAGAGTGTGTGCTTGAAGCAGATTTCGCCGGTTTTGATGTTGCTAGCCCTTTTTTCATTGCCAGAGCCGCTGCCACCGTTATTTATAATGTTAACAAGCATTTTGGGTATTCAGCTTTCTCCTTGAAAGCTTTGCAGGGCTTACTTACAGACATGGTTATGCCAATTATCAATATGGACAATGATCTGTTTATTAAGTTGGGTATGCAACCCTCTGGGAATTTGGGTACTGCTGAGAATAATTGTCTTCGTAATGTCATCATGCAAATGTATACGTGGTATAAACATGAGGTTCTTAGGGAATATGATTTCTTTGAGTATGTGTTACCTCGTGTTTACGGAGATGATCTGGCTATGGCGGTCAGGCGTTTTGTCAGACGTTGGTTCAACATGCCCTATTTTGTTTGGGCATGTAAGGAATATTTCAACATGGAAGTTACTTCTGCAAATAAGACTGCTTGTGCTGACAATTTTTTGCGCATTTTAGATTTCTCTTTTTTGAAGAGGACCTTTTCCAAATTTTATAATGGCAAATATATTGGCAAATTGGACTTGAATTCCATTTTTAAAACTGTGGAGTGGCGCATGCCTTCTGGAGCTATTACGGTGGCTGAGCAAGATGAATCAACATTCGTATCTGTGATGTGGGAGTTGTTTTTCCACTGCCAAGATGAAGCTCAGTATGAACGATTTAGAAATGAAATCAAATCCTGGCTCGTTGTGCGACATGGTGGAGAAGAAAGTGATTATTCTATCCATAGTTATCAGCAGATTTATAAGTCAATTTGGCCAGATGAGAAGTGTTCCTCAGACAATCCTAATTCTGATACTTTGTGGGAGTGCGAAGCGAAGGAGAGATTATCTGAGATGAAAGGAGGGCCTTTGAGCTCATTTAGTCCCGTATGCGCCTTAAAAGCAAATGGGGATTCTCCCGTTCTCGATACCGTTTTTGTCGACGGGTCGGTACGAACTAAAATTACCCGACAAGCTAGCATAGAACAAAGAGATAGCATTTTACGAGAATTGTCAGTATTAAAGTCTAGAATGGAGGAGATAAATCTTTTGCTTGATGAAAAAGAATTTGATAGGTCAAACGTAACTACTGTTTGGGCCTACAAGTTTAATCCCCAGATGCAACAATTCAATATTGATATTGATCAGAGACGGATGGATTTAATGTGTGA